GCCGCGCTCTCGACCACGGCCGACCCCGCGCCGAACGCGCCGCCGAGGACGTGCTTGTGCCACGCGATCGCCTCCTGCTCGCGATCGTAGGTGAGCCCGAGCAGGACGCCGTCCGCGCGCACCATCCAGACGATCGTCTGGGGCTGCGCCTGGTAGGCGATGGCGATGACGCCGCCGCGCGTGATGTGCTCCGAGGCGATCGACAGGTCGGGGGACTTGAAGCCGTCGTCCGCGAAGACGTAGGCGAGCTCGCGCACCTTGCGGCCGGACCGCTGCACGAAGATGTGCGGCTTGCCCACGCGCACCGGCTGCGGCTCGGCGCAGCCCCACGCGGTCGAGCGCGTCGCCCGGACGTTGGCCGGCGTCAGCGCCTCGTTCTGGTTCGACGGGCGCACGATCCACTCGCCGCCCACGGTGAAGACGATCAGCCCCTGCTCGTCCTCCCCGATCGACTTGATCACGTTGACGTCGTTCGCGTTCAGCGTCAGTGCGAGGGCGTCGTCGTCCGCGATGACCGTGTTGTCGGTCGTCGAGCCGGACGCGAAGCTCGTCGGCTCCATGTTCTCGTAGTCGCCCACGCACGACCCGTCGATGCGCTGCGGGTAGCTCGTCGAGCCGCCCCAGAACAGCCGGTCCCCGTAGAAGGACACCGCCGCCGGGTAGCCCGTCGTGTCGCTCCACACGCCCAGCCGCCAGTCGGCGGACGCCGTCGTTGCGCCGAAGGCCCGGTTGACGGTGGCCGACACCTGGGTGGCCGAGGTGTAGCCGGTGATCGTCGCATTGCCCCACAGGTTGCTGTGCTTGATGCGGACGACGCGGCCGACATCCGTCGACACGAACGTCGAGGCGCTGGCCGTGATCGTGATCGACCCCGACGTGGCGGACGGCGTGAAAGTCGTGGTCGAGGTGTTCGTCGCGAGGAACGGGCCGTCCTTGAAGGTGATCGTCGAGATCGTCCACGACGTGTGGCCGGTGCGCGTGATCTTCCGCGGCGCGTAGGACGGGTGCGCGGCGTAGAGGACGTCGGCGCTCTGCGCGAACTTCAGCCGCAGGGCGCCGTTGGCGTCGAACAGGTTGGCCAGCGTGTAGGGAGTGGCGACCTCGTAGGGCAGGCCGCCAGACAGGATCTGCGCCTCGTTGCGGTAGAACCGCATGTAGAGGTCGCCGAACTCGATGATGTAGGCCTGCGTGGTGCTGAACTCGAACCGCACCAGCGCCGTCCGGTTAGCCGAGCTCTTGACCTCCGCGACGTAGTAGGTCCCCGGGCGCCGGGTGAGCGGGCCCTGCACCATCGGCACGAAGTTCTGGCAGAGCTTCAAGCCCTTCGCGTACTTCTGGTAGTCGACGCGCCCCTCCAGCAGGGGAGAGAACTCCCCGGCGTTCAGCGACGTGTAGAGTGGGGTGATCGACGGCATCAGAGCCTCGCGATCTCCCAGTCGCCCATCGGGCGCTCGATCGAGAACTGCTCGAACGCGTTGACGCGCCGCGCCTCGAGCAGCGACATCCGGTATTCCTCGAGCGCGAGCTTGCGCTTCTCGGCCGAGCCGGTCAGCCGCATCGACACCTCTGCGGCCAGGCGCGCGGCGAACGTGTCGACGAACGCGGAGTCGAACTGCTCGGAGTCCGTGACGTCCGCGAGGTAGGTGATCTTCAGCGGGCCCGCCTGGTCGGACAGGATGCTGCGGCCCTCGAGCTTCCAGTCCACCTTGCCGTCGTACTGGACCGAGTCACTCTCCGGGTGCGGCATCAGCACGCGCAGGCAGTCCGAGGGCAGCGGGTAGGCGTAGCTGAAGTCGAACGCCGGCGCCGTCGCGCTGGCCGCCAGCAGGGCGCGCTTCTTGGCGAAGTGCCAGGGGTGCCGCCGGATCTCGTTCTTCCGCACGAGGACGTAGCACTCGTTGATGGCGCGCGCGGAGTTGCTGTCCTCGGTCAGCGACACGATCGTCTTGTCGCCCAGCTTCGACAGCGCGCGGTTCGCGATCTCGACATCGGAGGCCATCAGCGGATCCCCATCTTGGCGAACCTGACCAGCAGGATCGGAGCGTCAACGTCCGCGGGCGAGGGCGTCGGGGGCGTCCCGCCATCGGTGTTGAAGAAGAACAGGATGAGGTGCGTGGTGATCACGCTTGCGCCCGCAGGCTGTCCAGCGTGGCCTGCGTCTCCGCGATCTCGGCGTCGAGCGTCATCACGCGCTCGACGTCGCCCAGCGAAGCCGCGGACGTGCGGAGCGATTGAAGGTTGGCGAGGCGCGCCGTGGCGAGCGCGATGAGATCCGAGATCGTCATGGTCAGATCACCATCTGCCGGAGATGCACGGCGCTGGTGTTCAAGAGAACGTGGACGTAGTCGATCTCGGTCGCGCCGTCCTTGTAGGTCACGTCGAACGCCGTGTCGCCCAGCACCGCGCTGCCGTTCGGGTAGAGCATGGTCGTCCACCCATCCATCGCCGACTGCGCGAGGTCGAACCGGAACCAGCGACCCGTCGCGTCCTTGTGGATGTAGATCGCGTCCTTGCGGTACGCCCACTTCGTGCCGACGTTGAACGTCTCAACCGCAGGGCTGTAGGTCATGGCAGCCCAGCTGTTCGCCGCGATGTCGTAGCGGTCGAGGAGAACGCCGCCAGCGCCTCGGAACGAGTAGATGTAGCGTCCATTCTGGATCGCGTTCTCGTTCGTCCAGTCAGACGCCGACACGCTGTGGATCCAATGTCCAGACATTCCCGAGCTCGGCGCGCCGCCGCGCGCCACACCGGGGGCGAGCGTCGTCCAGGTGTTCGCGCTGATGCTGTAGCGGTACATCGTGACCGCACCGTTCCCCATCGCGTAGACGTAGTCGTCGTTCCCCTCGATCGAGTATTGCGAGGTCGCGTCGGGGTTGATCGTCCACGCGCTGCCGACCGTGATCACGGTGCCGGTGTTGCTGGCCACGGTCCTGATCTGCCCAGCTCCGGTACCGGAAGTGATGCGGATCTGCGAATTCGCCCACTGGTTGGTCGCCCACGCCTTCGCGCTGTTCGTCAGCGTGGTCGCCGCGCCCGCGGTCGCCGTGCCGGTGGCGAAGGACTTGAATCCGGCGTCCAGCCAAGCTGGCGTCGAGACGAGACGTCCATCCGTGCCCCACGACGCAGGCAGACCGGTGTTGACCAGCGTCACCCAAGTGGTGGTCGCGAAGTCGTACCGCTTGAAGCTGCCGCTCGCGAGCGTGCCTGCGTTCAGCACGAAGAAGACGGGCGTCTTGAGCCGGTACTGCGACGTCGCGTCGAACGCCACGGCCTCTGCGCCCGTGAATGTGATCACGGCGTTCGCGCCGATGGTGTTGCTGGCAATGGTCTTGAGCTTGCCCGCGTTGGTCCCGCCGACGAACAGCACGCTGTAGCCGCGCACGTCGCGAGCCAGCGTCTGGTTGGTCGTGATGGACGTCGTGCTGCCCGCCGTTGCAGTCAGAAACGACGCGCCAGCCGTGGCGCCGGTCGAGAACGCACCAGCCACACCGCAGGAGCCGACGCCGAAGGTGCCGGCGAGGCCGGGCGATGGCACCTGCACCCAGCCGTCCTCGTTGGGGTTGTAGAGGTGCGCCACGCTGGCCGAGGACACCAGCAGCTGCTGCTGCCGGTAGTGCCTCGACGACACGATGAAGTGCGCGGCCGCCGTCGCCTGCGGCGCGGGCGTCACCATCTCCCAGCGCTTGAGGTCGAGGATCTTCCGGTTTCCGTTCGTGGTCGCCATTCAGCTCACCGAGATGTTGCGACGGAGGTTGTCCGCCTGGAGATGCATCAGCGTTGGGATCTGGTCCTGCGCGGCAAAGCCGCCCATCTGCGCCTGGTTGGTGACGGTCGAGACCGTCGTCACCGTCGACACCGTGGTGATCGTCGCCAGCGTCAGCGAAGCGGTGATCGCGTCGAGCAGCATTCGGACGCGGCCGCTCGTGTCGACCGTCAGCAGGCCCGCGGCGCGGGTCAGCGACTGCATCGCCATGCGGATCGCCTCGAGCGTCTCAAGGAGCTCGCCGGCGCCCGCGACCGGCACCGCATCCGCGCGCAGCTGCGCGTCGGTGAGCGGACCGGAGACAGGCAGCGGGTTGGCAGCCGAGACCGGGGACGACGCGCCGTCGCCACCGATGTCGAGCTTCGCGTAGGGGAACAGGACCCCGGAGACGTCGTCAGCGGCGAACGTCGCGCCGCCAGAGCCGGGGTTCGCCGTGACGTTGTCGGCCATGGCTTACCCCGCCAGGGCGCGCAGCTTCGCCAGCTTCTCTCCGTACTCGGCCACCATGGCGTCCGCGACGCGGCGCGCGTCGGCGGCCTGCGCCTCGCGCTCCGCAGCGGCCGCCTCACGGCGCGCCACGGCGTCCTCGCGCGCAGAGAGCTCGGCCTCGAGCGTCTCGCGGGCATTGGCGGCCTCGCGCGCTGCCTCCAGCAGTTCCTTCTCCTTGGCGGCCACCGCCCGCGCCTTGGCGACCGCAGCTGCGGTCTCGGAGGCCAAGCGCGCGGCGCTCGCCTCGTTCGCGGCCGCGAGGTCCCGGGCCTCGGCCAGCGCCTTCTCGGCGGCGGCCCGGTCCTCCGTGGCCTTCGCGCCGGCAGCGACGTACTCGGCCGTCGCGGCCTTGATGCCGGCCAGCGCCTCGGCGGACTTCTTGGGGTCCGCGATCACGGCCAGGAGCGCGGACACGGTGTTGAGCTCGGTGACGGGCGGCGGGGCGATCATCATGGGCGCACCATCAGGTGTTGTTGATGACGGCGATGCGCTGGCCGGCCTCGACGAAGAAGTACTCCGTCGTGTTGGCGGCCATGCGCTTGTCGGTCACCGCGGCGGTCGGGTTGACGCCCACGGCGATCGAGATGATCGCGTCGGTGTGGACCCCGATCATCCGGGTGGCCGAGTTGAAGGCGCTCGACTGGACCGAGGCCGCGCCGTTCGTCAGCTTCTGCGTCGCCAGCGGCGGGAGCTCCACCACCGGCAGCGGGTTGCCGGTGAAGACGCGCGGAAGCGGGTGCTCGGTGACGTAGACGGCCATGCGGCCCTCCTATCAGGCCGGCGGCCAGTTGCCCTTGAGGATGTGGTTCTTGATCATGTCGAGGGCCGAGAGAACCTCGGCCTTCGTGATCTTCTGGCTCGCAGGCGCGTCGAAATCGACGGTCACCTCGACGTTGTCGGCCGACGTCGCGGCGCCGACAGCCTCGGTGATCTGGAACTCGGTCTCGCCCTTGCTGATGCCGTAGCGACGGGTCGCCATGCGGTTGTCCTCTCAGGAAGATGGGGAGAGGCCCGGAAGGCCCCTCCCCGGGTTCGTCAGATCGTGTACTCGACCTCGACCAGGATCGCGCCGCCGGCGTCGGCCGCCGCCGTGAGGGTGCCGACGACGTCGTACATGACGGCCGGATCCGCGGAGAGGCCCAGCGCCTGCCACAGCGGCTGCTCCATCTCGTCGACGGTGTAGACGCCGGCCTCGTTGACGACCTCGCTCTTGTTGAGCGCGCCGCCGCTCAGGGACACGGCCGAGGCGAAGTGGTCGGCGTCGACCACCGCGCCGCCATCGGCGGTCGTGCGGTAGATGCCGAGGTCCATCGCGGCCGTGGTCCCGATGTCCGGGCAGGACACCTTGACGCTCGCGACCACCGCGTTCGACGGCACCGAGCAGAAGATGTACTTCGACGCGATGGAGTCGGCGTTGACGGCGGACACGATGCCCGAGGCGCGGAGGACAGGGCCCCCGGTGACGCGGGCGTTGTTGATGACCTTGGGCGTGGCGTCGCGATTGGTGATCGCGGCGGACTTCGTGGTGACGACAGGCATGAGAGGGTTCCTTCTTCAGAGGGGGACGGGAAGTGCCGCGATTACTCGCGGCACCACACGCGAACCACCTTGTTCTCCTCGAGGCGGGTGGCACCGGCCGTCATGTAGACGTAGGCCTGCCAGGGGAGGCCCTGGAGGTCCTTGCGCTGCGTGATGTCGGTGGTGAGGTCGTTCCACATCGCCAGGTGCATCCCGCTCTTCGCGAAGATCGGGATCGCGCGCGACGTGCCGGCCGCGTCGTCGGTGCCGGTCGCCAGGCGCTCGCAGTGGACGATGTCGATGCCGAGGAAGCGCGTGACCTTGCCGTCCACCAGCACCGGACGCTCGTTGAAGTCCGTGCTGATGACCTGGGCCTCGGCCAGCAGGTTGTCGTGCTGGGCCGCCGTCACGATGGCGCAGAGCGGGTCGTTCTCGATGTCGACCTGCGACGCCATGAGGCGCTTCTTCGCCTCGCGGAGCTTCGCGACCGTCAGGCCGGACGCCGCCGCGGCGCCATGGGCCACCGCGACGTTGCGGCCGCCCGAGGTCGTCACGGTCGCGCCGAACGACGTCGTCGTCGCGCCGGTCTCGCCCGTCTTCGCATCGCCGAAGAACGCCGAGATGATGATGTCATCCATCTGGCGGCCGGCGGCGTACACCGCCGACTGGACGTAGGACGACGCGGGATCGATCAGGAGGCGCAGCTTGTCGAAGCTGTCGATCAGCTGCGGGAGGTCGAAGTCGCTCGGGTACACCCAGCGGCGGTCGGTCGGGGCGTCCACGCGGCCCATCGGGGCGAAGCGCGACGTGACCGGCTGCATGGCGACGGCGCCGACCTGCTCGACAGGCGACGCGGCCTTGCCGATGTAGGAGCCGACCGTGACCTTGTCACGGAGCTTGGAGCCCTTCTGCTGGAGCAGAAGCTGGATGTTGGTGGCGTACTGCTGGACGTAGAACGTCGGGAGATTGATGGACATGAGGATGATCCTCGTTGGGGTTGGACACTTCGTTTCCGAAGGGCTTGTCCCAGTCGGGGGCCGTCTTCATGCCCTACCCGGGCAGGGTGCCGGTCTCTCCCGGCTGCCCGGCGGCCCTTATGCCAAAGGGTTGATCGCCTTTGTCGGGCGGCCGGCTTTCGCCGGCGCCTGGCTTTCCTGGATGTACCGCTCGAAGACCTTGGCTCGGTCGACCACCATGTCGGCGGTCCAATCGTGCCGGTTTACGAGTTTGAGGCACTCCAGCCGGATCTGCTCCGGGTCCATGTGATCCTCACATCATGTTGCGAAGCTGTCAAGCCACCGGCTGGTCGCCAAACGCCCAGCGGTGGAGCCTCTCCATCTTCATCCTGGAGTCGGCGTCGCCGGCGACGTAGCGCCGGACGAACTCGCTGTCGCCGCGCAGGCGCTGGATCTCCGTCCTCGCCTGCTCGGGCGTCATGGCGCCGTTGAACGACCCGCTCGTCGCCCCCGAGACCATCTTGTCCTCGCCCATCCGGGCGCCGATCTCGGCGAAGAACTTCATCAGCCCGCCGAAGCCCAGCGCGTTCTCGAGCTTGTCCACCGTCTCGGAGTCGACGCCGAACGACTTCGCCGCCGACTTGGCCTGCGCCAGCTTGTCGTTGTACGCCGCGCCCCACTCGCCCTTGAGGGCCTCGGACTCCTGCGTCACGCGCGCCTGGTAGTCCTCCTGCGTCGCCGCGGTCTTGCCGCCGATCATCTCTTGCCACTTGCCGATGACGAGCTCGGCCTGCCGCGGCGTCAGCCCGGCCTCGTGGAACGTCGACTGCGCCCACTTCGCCATGTCGGCGTCGACGCCCTCCTTGGGCATCGTGTAGCCGCCAGGATCCTTGGGCCGGCCCAGCTTCTCGTAGAACGCGCCGACCTCGGCCGCGTCGTCCCACTTCGCCGGCAGGACCACGGTCCTCCCGGCCTTGTCGGCGCCCATCAGCTTCTCGAGGTTGCGGTAGGAGTTCAGCGCGTCGGTGGGCTCCTTGAAGCCCTTGTTCTGCGCCCACCCCTTGAGGTCCGCGTCGGGGATCGTTTCGATCCAGTTGCTCGGCGCGGGCGCGGAAGAGGGCGTCCCGCCTTGTCCGCCATCGGCGGGGGCAGTCTGATCGGCCATTGACGAAATCTCCAATCGTTGCGATATTGGCACCGCAACGCCGTGTTGGCGGGGCTCCCTCCCAAGCGGTCGGTTCCTTCAGCCGCCGATCGCTAACTCCAAGCCGCCGGTCACCTCCCTTGGCCGGCGGCTTCTTCTTTTGCGAGACGGTCGATGTCGGCCGCCGTCAAGCGCAGGTACTTCTGGATCCGCAGCCACACCTCGCGCCGCCCCTCGAGGACGGCGTGGATGCGCGGGTCCGGGTGGAAGGTCGACTCCCCGGCCCGGCAGAACCTCGCGAGATCCGCCAGCACGCGCTCGGCCACGGGACCGTCGAACGTGCGCGCGTAGTCCTGGTGCCGCAGCACCAGCAAGTCGCGAAGGCTCATCGGCTAGGACGCTGCCCGGCGTTGACCGCCTTGATCAGTGCGGCCGCGCCCGGCGCCGCCGCCGTCATCTGGGCGACCTGCTCCTGCTGCTGGCGACCAGCGCGGATGCGCTCGACCTCGGACATCGAGTTGATCCACCGCATCGGCACGCCCTGGATCTCGGCCGCCGCGGGGATCGCCTCGTCGAAGTTGAACCAGTCGAGGATGCGCGGGTCCGTCGTCGCGTTGGCGTAGGTCGCCGCCTGCTCGAGGAGGCGGTTGAAGCCCGTCAGTTCCTCGTAGCGCATCGTGCGCGCCAGAGGCGACTCGTAGACGATCGAGTACTCGCCCTCGGCCTCGCGCAGCATGGCCGGCATCGGCGGAAGAATCCCATCGGCGGCCAGGATGTCGAGCTCGCGCTCGATCAGCGGGCCGAGGTACTCCGACTGCTGGCGCGACATCGACGGCCCCAGCAGCACGCCCTTCTCGCGCGCCCGCTCCAGCACCTCGGTCGCCGTCATCTGCGGCGTCTCGACGAGGATCTGGAACAGGGTCACGAGGAACACGTCGTTGATCGGCGCGCGCTCGGCGTCCATCAGCTTGTCGAACGCAGGCAGCGCCGACGTCGCCATGTCCAGAGGCTGCACCAGCTTGCGCCCCTGCGCGTCCAGCCCACCGAAATTGATGGCGCCCGGGCGCAGCGAGAACGCGTCCAGCACCCCGTCGTCATAGGCCAGCAGGACCGGATCGACCGCGCGATGCCCGACCTTGAGCATCGTCTTCTTCTGCTCGTTGAGGACCTTGATGTTGGGCAGGACCATCATCGCCGGCGAGCGCCCGTAGACCTCGCCAGGGGCCTGCACATAGCGACCAGTGGGCAGCGGCCACGTCCGGTAGCCGCCCTCGCGCACGACCTGCTTCCCGGTCACCGAGACGTAGATCGACGCCCACGGCATGCCGCGGTAGTCCTTGCGCCCGTAGACCAGGTCGTCGCGCGGCTTGATGCAGTGGATGAACTCGAACTCCTGCTCCGGGTTCTTCTCCAGCGCCTTGAGGATCGGCTCAGGCAGCTTGTCCGCACCGAACATCTGCACCGCCTGCCGGGCCGTCAGGTTGAACCGGCGATGCGCGGTGTCGATGATGCCCTGGTGGTTCTCGGCGAAGTACAGCTCGGCCAGCGAGATGCAGCGATACCGCAGGCCCCCGCCCTCGAGGCGATCGACAAAGACCGAGCCCGTGCCGAACGCACCCAGCGACATCAGCCGCTCGTGGTTCTGCGTCGCAAAGCCAGCCTTGGGCGCGTAGCGGTACTTGAACAGGAGGTTCGTCGCCTCGTCGAACCAGCGCAGCACCTCGGCGTCGCGGTTCAGCGCGTCGTCGTCGGCGCGCAGCCGATGCCATTTCGAGTTCTGCGGCGTCAGCATCGAGTCCATCACGGACGCGAAACGATCCAGAGCGATCGCCGCCGTCGCGTCGTACATCTTCTCGGTCTGCTTCTCGCCCTGCTGCGAGTTCGTCGTCGAGAACCGACCGTTGAACGCGCCCTTCTGGCGCGGCAGGACGCGCTCCGCGATCTCCTCCCAGTGGGAGTCGAAGTTGACGCGACCAGCCGCCATCTGCTCCTGGCGGCGGATCACCTCCGCGGCGACGTCGCGCTCCACGTCACTGCCCCAGCAACGCAGCCTTGGCGGACGAAGGCGCCGACGTGTCGCCCTGCCCGCCGGTCAGGATCGTCGAGGCGCGCCCACCAGCCGCCACGCGAGCAGCGCGCTCGCGGCGAGCCGCTTCCTCGACCGCCGCGCTGTCCGTCGAAGGTGCAGGCGGCGGGGGCGGCGGCATGGACGGCGCCTTGGCGAACATCCCACCCATGAGGCGAACTCCGAAACTTGTTGCGGTCACCGCAACGTATCAGCC